TTTCTCATAGCTTTTTTAAATCTTTTTTTAATTTAGTTATTTTTGTTAAAACATTTACTTTTTCTTCTATAGTCAATTGTTTTAATTTTTTCAAACATTTTTCTATCTCACTTTCAACAGTTTCTTTATATGATTGAATATCTAATGCAGTTTGTATATCAGGTATAATTAATTCATTATAAATTCTGTTATACCATCTATTAGCAGTTGAAGTTGATATTTTAAAATGTGATTCAAAATATTTTATACAACTAGCTCTTGTTTCTTCTCTATCAAGATAATCTTGAGCTAAATCTTTAGCCTCTTCTCTTGATTCTTCCCATTTTTCTGTAGGTAACATTATTCAATCTCCTCATTTTCATAAAGAGATTTACAACCTAATTCAAAATAGCAATCGCAACATAATGCCGTAAACCCTTTTAAATCGTGGTCACAATCCCATTTAAATTCATCAGTATCCCATGTATTTTTAATGATATTGCATTTATTACAAGTGTTTAATTCATTATCTTCATAATGAAGAAAATGTAATTCAATAGGTGTTAAATCTTGTACAAAACGATCTATTAAATCATTTTCATTAATATCTTTTAATTTCATTTATTATTTTCCTCCATTATTTCTTTTTCTTCTTCAGTTAGACACTCATAATGAACCCTATATGCACCGTCAGAAAATTCTGTTGGTTCATGATCTAAATAAACATCATATGGGGTGCAATCATCTTCATCATAAATTCTTTCATCACAGCGATCACACTCATACCAGTTACATTCTGGACATAACCACCCTATGTATTCATCATTATCAGCAGGTATTCTGTTAATAAATAAACCTGATCCAAATGAAGTAGGTCTTAAACACTCAACGCATTTATCTCCTATATCAACTTGTTTACATTGATAAGTCATTACTTCTTCTCCAAACAACATTTACACATTGATACTGGTATTCTCATGTAATGAACAACAGTATTCATACCATCAAAAGTCTCTGATTCTCCATTAACTTTTTCTCCAAGTGCTATGCTTCTTTGACCATATAAATCTCCCTTATTAATGAGAGTCTTACATTCATAGCATTTTCTTTCTTTTCTGGTTTTTTTTAATTTCATTTTTTACCTACATATCTAGGATTATTTTTTAAATGATAAGGATTATATTGTTTGACTTTTTGATATATAAATAAGATAGATTCTCTTTCTTCTTGACTAAATAAATTTTCTTTATATAAATCAAAATTAACTATCTCATCTAATGCTAAAAATAAAGCACTTGCATCTTTTTCTTGTAATTTAAGATTCATAGCTTTTCTTTCCTTTTAAATACATTCTTTCTGCTATATCATGGCAGGCATTAGCTACTTCATAACTTAGTCCAACTGTAAAATGAATAATATCCTCATATAACCTATTAGAGGATTCATTATTTGAAGCATCATAATACTTAAGTAAAGTATTTATTAATGCTATTCTTTGCTTTTTAGATTCCATAATTAAAATAATTCAATTCCTAAACATTTTTCAAATTCTTTTTTTATTTTTGGTTCTAATCCTTTAATGATTCTAAGGTTAGGTTTCGCATAGGCTTTATGCTTTTCAGTTGTTTTTAATCTATGTTTCTCATCATCTAATAATTGTAAAATTAAAGATAATTCAGATTCCCAAATAATAAAATTTTTATTTGGTTTAATTCCTACTTTTCTAGTCATGATTTAACCTCAGAATTTAGGTAGTCTCTTAATTCTTTCCCCTCTAATGGATTCCAATAGAGATTAAACTGCCACCCTATATATCTAGGTAAATCTCTAATTGGTGATACTTCAAAATACTTACCATGATTTTCTATAGGTTTATATCCATACTTATTTTTAAAAGCATTTAAAAATAATGTATAGTCGCAATCTTCTTCTAAATAAATTTTTTCTGTAGTTCTATTTATGTAAGAAAATTCAGAAATTTCATTATGAATGTCAACGTCAGTTACGTCTTTATAACTGACTTCTAACCACCCATGAGCAGCATCTTCATGAAAAGTAAATTGTTTTTTCATTTTGTTTTTTTAGAAATTGTTTGAATAGTATTCATAAATCTATTTTTTTTAATATCTCTATTTCTTTGAATTTTTGCTCTACCTACTTGATTGCCAAGTGTATGTAAGAATAACTTATTTGAGTTATCCAATTTAGTCATTTTTCTTCCCATAATTAATACTCACATTCAAGAATTTTTCTTAGCATGACTTCATCATTCAAAAGATATGCTCTTTGTATTTTTGAATCTTCCATATACATAAATGGAGAAACATTGTATTCATTCATGATTGATTGATAAACAAAATCATTCATGGGTTTATCATTCATTGAATTTTCATTCAATGGTTTTTTGTTTTTGGAAAGTGACATAAGTATATATAAGTGTCATACTGTATCCTACCGTAGATTCTAAAATAGTAAACTATTTAATTTATATTGTTAGCTTATCCATTCAATAATGAAAATATATCCAATAATTCTTGACATTCATTACTCACTCTTTTTATTTGTTTTTGACATTCAATCTTGTTTTTTTCTATTTCTTCTTTACTTTCTTCCATTAAAAATTGATCGTTGATGTAATTTCTACAGTATCTAATATCCTCATTATTAAATCTTACTTTTTCAGTAATTAAATTTGAAATTAAATCTATTTGTTTTTCTGAAAATTTCATTCAATCTCATCTCCCATTTTATTGAATGTTTTGTTTATATCTGGGATAAATAATTTTCCAGTGTCTTTGAGTTTATCAAGTGTTTCAATAAACCAAACATTATTAACATAATGTTGATAAGGACTTAAATTTAAGTCCTTATAATATTTTTCTGAAAATTTCATTTTATAAAAGGGGCATAAACAACATTAGTTTCATAAACTTTTTCATTCATACCCATATTTATAATAAAATCATTTTTTTTATTTTTATCTAAACAAATTAAAGCAGTACGGGAACTTTTTTTGATTCCTTTTACAAATTGACCCTCAAACAATAATTCATAGTCAAAAACTTGACCTATCATTAATTCTCTAAATTTTTTTTTCATTTTTTTTATACTCCCTTAATTAATAATGGTTCTTTTTCAACTGGCGTTATATCAATATAATTATTATCTACAATAGATTCAAAGAAGCTAGGATCGCATTCAGTAAACATCAATTTCCCTAAATAATTATTTATATGTCTTGTTGTTGTCCTTGAATAACATTTATTAGTTTTATAATATTTTCCTTTTATTTTTCCTGCAACTGCTGTTTTATAACTGTAAAAAATTTCTGTATCCTTGTTAATTTCTACAAGGTTTTGATTTGATCCGTAAGGGATTAATTTCATTTTAAAAAATTGGAAAGTACATTTTTATTATATATCATTTTTATATAAAAAAAATAGACCAGATTTAAAAAACCTGATCTATTAATTAATCTATTTTTATTTTTATTTATCCATAAACACAATGTCCAAAAATACAAGATTGAAAAATATAATCACAATCGCTTGCATCTAATAAACTAAAGTCTTGAGTTGCTAAAGCTTCAATTAAATTTGCTTTAAATTGTCCTTTTACATTTGAATTTTCTATTATAGATTTAATTGAATTAATAAAGTCTCTAACTGTTTTTGTATCTATAATTTCAATTTCTGAATCATCTCCACGATCTACACAATAAATTAAAGAATCTAAATCAAATTTATTTGTATTAATATATATACCGCCTTCTCTTTCTATTTTTAAAAATCCTTTTTCGTAGGCTTCATTAGGTCTAAAATTTATATAAGCTTCCCCCCAATAGCACATACCTTGACCAACTGTAATGAATAAATCAATTAAATCTTTTTCTTTAATTGAATAATTAGAAGTTGCAGAAAAAGAAAAAATATTTTCTTTTTTTCCGTGTTGTTTTTCATCAGTTGAACTAATTGTCCATGTGGTTTTTTTGATAGTCATAATTAAAAAAAGTTAGTTGTTGAAAGGTTTTTGGAGACATACCCAGATTTTATATGCCCCCTGGAAGAAAAAATTTTAATGATGAAGTTTAATAGATTTAACCCATTTACAAGGTTTTTTCCCAAGCTTTCCATTTTTTAAAACTGGAAATATTCCGTAAGGCATACATTGAGCAACCCAACCATTAGAACACTTAGAAACATCATAAATAGGTACAATCCATTCTCCATCTTTTTTGAATTTAAATAAATGCTTCCAATCTTTTTTCGCTTGCTTTACTGCTTTATAAGCTATTAACTCAAAATCTTCTTGTTTATCTGTTTGATACCAAGAAGAACCAGCAGAAATTCTAATAAATGCTAAATAAGATTTTTCTTTTTTTATAGACATTTTTTTAAATCTCCATTAAGTGTCTTTTGAATTTCTAAACATCTTTGATTTGAAAGATATTTATAATTAGAATCTTTCTCTAAATTGTTTACATATGAATTAGAAACAATAAGAATTAAAAATCCTATTCCATAAAAAATTAAATTGTATTTCATTATTTAATATCTCCTAATCTTGTATTTTCTATTTTTTCAGTTGCACACTTTTTTAAAAAACCAGCTCTTGTTAATCCTGATCCATCAAGAAAAATTGCAACATCTAAAAGTTTTGCCTCTTGAGGCTTAAGAGTGACTTTAACGTCAATCGTATTTCGTCCCTTGTTTTGGGTTTTTAATTGTCTAGGCATTTTTGGAAAGTTAGATAATTTTTGTTTTTAAAGCTTGAGTGATTTCTTGAAATAGTTTTTTCAAAAATCTTTTTGATAGTTTTTTATCTCGAGATTTTTTTATTAACCAATTTAAAAAAATACTCAGGCTATTCCATTCTAACAAAAATAGTTTACTATTTCAATTACTTTGCGAACTTGATGACCCCCTGGAAAAAATTTTTTGCGAACTTTTTTCGAACTTTTTTCGGACTTTTTGCGAACTTTGGGGGGACTGTTTGCAAACTTGCACGGCCAAAAAATGCCATGGGGGACTTAAATATATTTCGATTAATTTTTTGGTTCTACTTTTATTGAAAGTTCTGGAGCTTGGATATTTACAGTTTCTACGGATTCGCCTATTACTTTACCTAGAGAGTCTAGGATCTGTGCTGCGGTTTGTAGCTGACCCTTTTTAACTGCTTTATTGAATAAGCGTACTCTCATGGCTTGTAAGCGTGGCAGGAGGGTTTCTCTATCTTTTTCCCAATCTTCATTATTCCAAACTTTTACTCTATTCCAATCATCCCAAGCGGTAGTTTCTGAGATACCTTCAATATTTGCGTGTTCTAGGACTAGCTGGCGAGTAGTTTTACCTTCAAGTTGTCTAGCGTAAAGTCTTTGAGATCTTTTTAGGACATCTGACATAGCAGAACGAACTCTTTTTCTAGCTGGTTGAGTTATTGGATTATTATTTATGTTATCTGGGAAGGTAGAAGAAGCCACGGACTTGATCTTGTTAAGGGTTGTTACTGAAACTATAACCTAAAAGTACGAGAATGGGCTATAAAGAGGGGGTACTTATTCAGACTTTTGTAATTTTATAGGGTATGGCGGTAAAAAAACAGGAAGAAATAAGTTTAAGGTATGCACAGGGGGAGGTATTTAATTGTGATAAAAGATTTCGGGTGTTGGTTGCAGGAAGAAGGTTTGGGAAGAGTTATTTATCCTGTATCGAGTTGCTCAGAGGAGCAATCAATCGACCTGGTGAGGTATATTTCTATTGTGCTCCTACTTATCGTATGGCAAAGGATATTGCGTGGAAAGAATTGAAGAGATTAACACCGAAAGTATGGATTCAGAGTAAAAATGAGACAGATTTAAGGTTGGAATTAATTAATGGATCAACTATTGAATTAAAGGGAACTGAAAATGCTATGGCATTGAGAGGTAGAAGTTTGGCAGGTGTTGTGTTGGATGAGGCAGCATTTATGGACCGAGATGTATGGGCAGAGGTTATCAGACCTGCATTGGCAGATAAACAGGGATGGGCATTGTTTATCAGTACCCCTGATGGAACTGCAAGCTGGTTTTATGATATGTGGTGCTACTGTGGCGAGCAGGAGTGGGATGATTGGGCCAGATGGAGCTTTACCACGATACAGGGAGGTAATGTAGCAGAGGAGGAGGTAGAGGCTGCTAGGAGTCAGTTGGATGCGAGGACATTTAGACAGGAATTTGAGGCAAGTTTTGAAAATCTTACTGGTTTGGTTGCTGTCAGCTTCAGTGATGACAATATTAATAAAGAAGTGCAAGACCTACATATGCTGCCATTGTTGTTGGGTTTAGATTTTAACGTTGACCCTATGGCAGGAATCTGTGCTGTTAAACATAATGATTGTCTTTATGTATTTGATGAGATTATGTTGACGGGTGGAGCTACCACATGGGATTTTGCAGAGGAGGTTACAAGAAGGTATGGAGTGGATCGAAGGATTATTGCTTGTCCTGACCCTACTGGAAGTGCAAGAAAGACCAGTGGGGTGGGTGTTACAGACCATACAATTCTTAGAAGGTCAGGTTTTACAGTTATGAGTCCGAAAAGTCCGTGGAAGATAAGAGATAAGATAACTGCTGTTAATACTGCGTTGCTTGATGCTAATGGAGATCAGAGAACTTTTATACATCCACGTTGTAAAGAATTGATAAAAGCACTTAGAACTTTGACTTATGCACCGAATACTGGCTTGCCAAATAAAAACCTTGGAGTTGACCACGCATTTGACGCATTTGGTTATCTTTGTCTGCAACAATTCAATCTTGCAAAACCAGAGACACTAGGCCAAACTGCGTTTAGAATATATTAAGAACTACCTAATTCTTATCATGTATCATTCTACAACTAAGAAAAAGAAGAAAAAAAAGAAGGGAGGTAAAAAACGTGGTCAATGTTCCTGCGGATAAAGAACTCTATGAAAGAGTAAAACAGGCTGCAAAGCGTAAGTTTAAGGTATATCCTAGTGCTTATGCTAACGCTTGGCTCGTTCAAGAATACAAAAAACGTGGTGGAACGTATAAAGTATTAAAGAAGAAACCTTCTACTAAAAAGAAAAGTGGCAAAAAGTAAACCCAATCCTAGAGCAAAGGGTGGTTTGACCCGTTGGTTTGCTGAAAATTGGGTAGATGTTAAAA